AATATTATAGCGGATGGCCGCCACGCGTATGCACACGATTGAGAGTTCTATTGAGGGTTCTAGTATAAATGTACCCCCAGTACCCCCAATTCATAGATAAGTTTGGAGCCAGAGCAATTGGGGGAACACCCTTCATATTACAAAAATGCCACGGAAGGGTTCTTCAATTGCTAATGCCAAAAACTATTTCCTTACTTATCCACAGTGTTCCCTTACCAAAGAGGAGGCACTTTCCCAATTAAAAAAACTAAATACTCCGGTGAACAAGAAGTTCATCAAAATCTGCAGAGAGCTCCATCAAGATGGGAAGCCTCATCTCCACGTGCTTATACAATTCGAGGGCAAATACAACTGCACGAATAACAGATTCTTCGATCTGGTCTCCCCATCTCGGTCAGCACATTTCCATCCGAACATACAGGGAGCTAAATCAAGCTCCGACGTCAAGTCCTACATCGACAAGGACGGAGATACACTTGAATGGGGAAAGTTCCAGATTGACGGAAGAAGTGCTAGAGGAGGCTGCCAAACAACTAATGACACATATGCCAAGGCGTTGAATGCCTCCTCTGCTGAGGAAGCTCTGCAAATAATAAAAGAGGAACAGCCTCAACATTTTTTCCTTCAGCATCATAATTTGGTAGCAAATGCTCATCGGATCTTTCAAAAGGCTCCGGAACCATGGGTCCCTCCGTTTCAACTCTCCTCTTTCACTAACGTTCCTGAAGAGATGCAAGACTGGGCCGATGAGTATTTTGGAAGAGGTTCCGCTGCGCGGCCGGAAGACCAGTAAGTCTCATAGTCGAAGGTGATTCAAGGACAGGGAAGACAATGTGGGCACGTGCGTTAGGCCCACATAACTATCTCAGTGGACACCTGGACTTCAATGCTCGTGTCTTTTCAAACGAAGTGGAGTATAACGTCATTGATGATGTCGCACCGCACTATTTAAAGCTAAAGCACTGGAAAGAGCTCTTGGGCGCACAAAAAGACTGGCAATCCAATTGCAAATACGGCAAGCCAGTTCAAATTAAAGGTGGGATCCCAGCTATCGTGCTTTGCAATCCTGGTGAGGGTGCCAGCTATAAAGATTTCCTCAACAAAGAGGAAAACACATCTCTCAAAAACTGGACGTTAAAGAATGCGGTCTTCATCACCCTCACATCCTCCCTCTATCAAGATAGCACACAGGCAGGCCAAGAGGAGGGCAGTCAGGAGGAGACGCATTGATCTTAGGTGCGGGTGCTCCATATACTTCCATATAGACTGCACGGGACATGGATTTACGCACCGGGGAACTCATCACTGCACATCAGGCGGAGAATGGCGTGTATATCTGGGAGATAGAAAATCCCCTATATTTCAAGATATACAGAGTAGAGGATCTGCTATACACCAGAACAAGAGTGTACCACATCCAGATACGGTTCAACCACAACCTGAGGAGAGCGTTGCATCTCCACAAAGCTTACCTGAACTTCCAAGTCTGGACGACATCGATGACAGCTTCTGGGTCAACTTATTTAGTTAGGTTTACGTATTTAGTTAATATGTATTTAGATCAGTTAGGAGTGATTTCCATTAACAATGTAATTAGAGCTGTTCGTTTTGCAACGGACAGATCGTATGTGAATTATGTACTGGAAAATCATTCAATAAAATTCAAAATTTATTAATTCATTATCGAATCATAAAAATAGATTCGAATCTTCAGAGTTGCATACACGGGGTTAGAGGCATGTGTACATGCCATGTACAATAACAGCGCGTTCTCAGTGTGGTTCTCGTACTTGGCAGCTTCCTGGTGGTTGTAGACGACATAGTTGTTGACCTTCCAGAATCGCCTGACAATAGCCTGCTCGTTGCTGGCATACTGTCCACCTGTGACCTTACCATAGAACCGGTGCATAACCTGGTAACGATCACGTAGATCGTTCTTAACCGTGGCAGTGCTGGGTTCGTTGTCGAACATGTTGAACACCTGTCCAAAATCCATAGGCGTCCCATACGGTCGACGGTCTCTGACCAACCAGAACATAACGCTGTTCGTGTGGTTCTTGAGCTTGATGTTCTCATCCATCCATATCTTACCTAGTATGTACACAGACTTAACACAAAAACGCTTACCCACACGGTGGGTAATGCCATTACCACGTGTGACATCAGATATACACATCACCTTACCCACGTGAGAGATATCGTGGCGCTGTTCATAGGACTGGACCTTGCACGGGCCTTCACAGCCTCTCGGAATGTCGGGCGTCCGTAGCGTCCGATAGATCCTGGGCTTCCTGTACATAGGCCTGTTAACCCATTCCGATGCCCTGTTCATTCTTGGCCCAATACCTGCACGGGGAGAATAATTTGCATTGCGACTTACCTTCGAAGTTCCTGCCATCGGGCGCCATGGGGCATCGCGCTTAGGCATCTTGGGCTGAAGATACAGGCCCAAACAACTTAAAATTTATAAACCGCGCAACAACTTGGAGCCCAAGTTGTTTGAAATAAATAGGCGCGGTAGGCGCAATATGATTGGACGATAACGCGAGTGAGAAAGGGGGGGCGCGCGTGAGTGTACGGCACCAGGGGGGGGCGCGCGGCCATCCGGT